TGAACGGCGGCAGGTTGGCGATGCCGTCGAGCGTCATCGCTTCGAGTGTCGCGTCGCCCTCGTTGATCTTGATCGGGAAGACGGTGTCGGAGTAGGTGACGTTGTTGGGCGCGGGGTAATGGTTGCCGTAGGGCTGGCTGTCGGCGATGACCCATTTGGAGGCAGCGCTGTCCCAGCATTCCAGGGTCCACTCGGCCGGCAACTGCGCGTAGTTCTCGCCGAAGTTAATCACATACTCGCGGCAGGTGAAGGCCTCCGGGTAGGTGATTTCATAGATCGCGTGATAGGCGTCGTAGGTGACGGGGTCTTCGGCGATGCGGAACTGCGTGTACGGGTCGCCGTCCACGCCGGCCAGCAGCGAATAGGTCTTGCCGCCGGTGCTGGGGTGGATCGGTCGGTCGCAGGTGACGCTGACGGTGGAGGCCGAGACCGTGGTGCCGATGGTGTAGGCCACGTTGCCACTGCCAGGCGCCAGGGCCGCCGCGTAGTCCGCGCCGCCGGTGCCCTTGGCGACGCCCGAGATGCCCTGCGGGTCGGTGGCGCCGCAGTCGAGCCGGAAGACGGTCGGGGTGGCCTGCGTGAAGGTCATTTCCCAGGCGACGGGCGCGCTGGGCATGTTGTACGGATGATCGCTCTCGTAGCGGATGCGGAAGGTCGCGCCGCCATTTTCCGCGCCGGCATAGACCGCCGTCAGAATCCGGTCGCTCGCGCCGATGTGGATGCCAGGCAGGGCCGGGTAATTGCCGGCAAAGCCGTTGTAGATCGAGTCGCCCACCGGGTCGGTGAACAGCAGGTAGCTGTTGGAGCCGATCCAGACCGTGCTGGTGCTGGTCTCGCCGAACGTGACCGGCCATGGCAGGGTGATGGCGATGATTTCTTCATCGCCGTCATCGACCGGCAGGTGCTGCGTGAGGCCGGCCGCGCCGGCCAGGATCGCCGCGCCGGCCGCCGTGGCGGTGGCCTTGACGCCGCCGGTATCGACCGGGCGGGGCACGCCCGGCAGCTCGCGCAGCTCCAGGTTGCCCCAGCCCACGCCAACATCGGCATTGCCGACATTGCCGGTGACATTCATGCGCCATTTATTGGACGTGAACATGGCGTACCCCTACTCGGTCGGTTGGTCGGTCAATTACGCGGTCGGCAGCGTGATCGGAAACGAGGAAATCGTCTGCGTCGCGCCGGAAGTCACGCCGGTCGAACTCATGTTCAACTGCGCGCCGGACGTGGAAATCGCGCCATCGAGCCGGACATCGGACTCGGTGGTGTCGAGCGCGCCCGAATCGGCGACGGGGCCAACGAAGCGAAACCAGCCGGCAATGCCGGTGGCGCCCGCCACGCCCGACCAGGTCTGCGCCGGCAGCTTGGGCAGCACGCCGCCGGTGGCCGCGCCGAATTTCAGGCCATTGACGACCGATACGCCGCCGGTCAGGTTGCCCGACGAGGTTGCGGTCAGCGTGGTGCCGGTGCCGACCACGGCCAGGCCGTTAGCGACCGCGCCGGTGCCGCGCTTGGCTTTGATGGTCACGACTGCGCCGGCCGCGCTGGCGGTGTATTCCGGGTTCGAGGCGCTGTTGTTGAGGGCATTGGCGAGGTCAATCGCGGTCTGCGCCAGCGACGAATTGAATGGCACGATGCCGTCGAGGACATCGATGCCGCCGACCGTGACGTTATCGACCGAGCCGGACGCGCCGGCCAGGGTGATGGTGGCGCTGGCCTGCACTTCGGCGGTATGCGCGCCCGAGGCATCGGTGATGGTCGCCAGCAAAACGCCGGTCGGGGCCGCGTCGGCGGTGGCCGGCTGGGCGCCCGAATAAATCAGGATTTTGCCGCCTTGCAGGGCGTCTTTGACGCTGCCGCCGCCAACGACGAAGGTGCGCAGGGAAGTCGAGAGTTTGAGGGTCATTGCATTACTCCAAAAAAGACCCGCAAGCGCGGGCAGGGACGAAAAAAAACCCGCACGCGGCGGGTTTTCGGAAAAGAGCGGGGAAGCGAAGTCAGCCGAGCGTGAGCAGGTACTGGTTCAGAAAGACGGTGCGGCGGAACACGGCGGCGGCATTGTCCGGGGCGGTGAAGTGGTAGCGTTCGGTGGTCAGATTGGAGACCGTGCCATCGCGCAGGCCGAGATAGATGCCGTCGCCGGCAGCGAACAGGCACACCGGCTGGCCGGCGAGCTGGGCGTTGCCAGTCACAGCCATGCCCTCGGCAATCAGGGCGCTGTTCGGCACGGCCGGGGCGGCGGTGACGATGCGCAACTGGAAGTCGGCGAGCGTGTTCCCGCCCAGGAAGTAGATCGCGGTGTCGGTGCCGGCATACACGCCGCCCTCCATGCCGATCAGGAAACGCACCGGGGTGCCGTCGAGACTGACGAAGTCGCGCATGTCCACATACTCGTAGCCGAGCGCATTGCTGGCGTAGACGTTGCTGCCCACGCCAAGATAGATGCGGCCATTGGTATAGGTCAGGCATTGCGCCGCCGGGGGCGCGTCGAGCCATTGGGTCTGCAGCGGCAGCGCGCCCTGCACGCCGGTCAGCGTGGTGCCGGTGGCATTTGCCGGCAGGCGCGTGGCCCGGTACAGTTGGGTGCCGTTCGGTTCGGACAGGTACAGCGCCACATCGGTCACGGTCGGATCGTCCGGCGGCGTCCAGGAAAATTCGATGCCGCCATTGGCCGGCAGGTCGATGGTGGCGCCCTGCCCCACGCCCGACTCCTGGCCGTCGAAGCGCACATGCGACAGGGCGAAGGTATAGGTGCCGGCGGCCAACTGGCCGGACGCGACGGACGCCTGCGGCACGGCCGGGATCGGCAGGCCCCAGGAGCGCACGCGGCCATCGATCACGCCGGTCTGCCGGCCATTGCTGAAATAGGTGCGGCCATTGACCTTGACATACTGGACGGTCAGGCCGCGCGTGAGGCCCTGCGCCAGAATCTCGGAAGACAGGTCCGGGTGGAGCCGGCGCAGGTTGATGTCTTCCATGAAGAAGCAGTCGTCGCCATCGGCCCACAGCGAGTGCGCCGCGCCGGCAAGCTGCTGGGTGGTGCCGCTGCGGCGCGCGAGCTGGCCGGTGTTGTCGAGGTCGACATTGATCGCCGCCGACAGGTCCACCACGGGATTGTCGCGGCGGGCGCGGGCCTGCAGGCGCTCCATGTGCGACGTATTGCGCACGCCGCCGAAGGCGGTAGTCCTTACCTCAGCCATAGCACCGCCAAGGTCAGGGCAATGCCGACGCCCAGGCCGCGCAGGAACGCGCAGGTCGGGCATTCGGTGGTGATGGCATCCACCACGGTCCAGAATTTATCGGTCACGGTGCTGCTCCTTCAAGAACCAGTACAGGGCAATGAGGAAAAACACATCGGCCGCCGTGCAGCCGCATTTCTTGGTATGTCGCCAGCGCAGTTCCATGGTGGCCTCCGGGGTGATTAAAAGGTGCCGTCGAAATCGAGTTGTTCGCGCGTGATCCAGACTTCATCGATGGCCGAGGATTTCTTGCCGAACTCCTGCTCGAACAGCGCCAGCGCATCGGCGGCCTTTTTCGGGTCGTTGGCCTGGCTGTCCTGTTTGCTGTAGCCGCGAAAGCTCATCCAGTGGCGCAGCGAGCGGTGGTAGCGCGCATTGATTTCCGGGACATCGTCATCCGAATCCATGTCGGCCAGCGGATCGCGCACCACGGTCAGCAGCGCGGTATCGTCGTAAGCGGGTGTCGGCCAGAAGCGCAGCATGCCGGTGTCGGCATCGGGAATGAAGAAGCGCGGCTCGCCCGGGGCGGCATCTTCCCAATACGGATTGAAGGCTTCCATATCCTGCAGGTTCATGCGGTGCAGCGCCAGGCGGCCGGCGAAGCGGACCCGGCGAATGAACAGCACGCGGGGATCGAGCGCATAGCTCTCCTGCCCGGCCACCACGGCAATGCGGGCAACCTCGGGGGTGGTGGAATCGATCAGCAGCCGGGCGCGGCGGGCCGCTTCCTGCTGGGCGTCGTTGGCGAAGTCGAAGGCTTCATCGTCGGCCCACAGATAGGGTTCGACCGCGTCATCGACATCAAGGCGCCAGAGGCGCACCAGTTCATTCAGGGTCATGGCGGTGTCCAGTAAAAACAGTATTAACGGCAGCCGCCGTTTCGGCCCCGCGCAATGGGGGCCGTTCGGTCAGCCTTTCCAGCGCTGATAGGCGTCCTGGATGGCCTCGACCACGCGATCCGGCGTGATATTGACCTGGCAGAGCGCCGCGCCCGTGTCCTCGTGCTGGTGGCAGTAGGTCGCGCCGTAGTGCAGGCGATGGCAGGGATAGCAGGCCGTGTCGATCGGTTCCAGCGTGGCGGTGTTGGTCCAGTCGCGCGACAGGTTTTCCCGCGAACTGTGCGACAGCAACAGCACCTTGGCGTTAGTACGGAAGGCGACACTGTTCAGTACGCCGGTCTCCGGGCCGATCACGCAGTCCACTTCGGCGGCCAGCGTCAGCGTGTCGCGGATCGACAGCTTGCCGCTTTCCCGGTAGACGCGCGGCTCCAGCTCCCAGCCGCACTCCAGAATCTGGCACGGCTCGTCGCCCGCCAGAATCAGCACGGCCTCGGGCATGTCCAGCAGCACCTTGGCGATCACGCTGTCCATCCACGGGTAGAACTTGTGCATCGAGCTGCCCGACAGCGCCCACATGACGGTAAAGACGGGCTTGCCGACTTCGCCGATGTAGAGGTTCGGGTTGCGGGCGCGGCGCACGTCCGTGATGTAGCGGATTGCCCTGGCTTGCTCCTCGGCGCTCGGGTAGAAGAACGCTTCGGGCTGGTACGTGATCTCGGCGAGCTGGGCCAGCCACTCCAGGTAATTCTTGTTCAGTTCCACGCGGCGCACGGCATCCGGCCACATATGGTTCGCCCGGCCCGGCAGCGCCAGCAGCGTGCCCTCGACCGACTCACTGAGCTGGATGAACTTGGTGAAGCGCTTGGCCTGCGACTCCCAAAACAGCGGCAGTTCATGGTTCGGCACTTGATTGTCGTCCACGATCAGCCACGCATCGATGTGCGGATCGTGCTCCAGGATCGCCTGCCCTTTCGGCGTCGTATTGATCGTGATGTGAAACCCTTGCCGCTTCAATTCCGGCAGCAGGTTCGCGGCCTGCAGCATGTCGCCGTAGCCGCCGAAGCGGGTAAGGCAGACGGTTTTCTCGGGCTTGGGCTGGTCGCAGGTCCAGTCAGTCACGGGATGATCGGTCTTCTGGATCACCAGCAGGAAGGAATACTCCCGGCCGGCGTCACGCACTTCGTTGACGATCACGTCGAAGTTGGCATCCTCGTAGCAGATGCCGGCCATCGACGCCAGAATGTCGTCCGGCGTGAAATCATGCTTATGGTCGCGGTTGCTGCCCGGCTGGCCGATGTTCGGGTACAGGTCTTTGTGCGGCAGGTACAGAACCAGGTGCCCGCCGACCTTGATAATGCGCCACCACTCGGCCAGCGCGGCCTCGTAGTCTTCGATGTGTTCAAGCAGGTGGGAGGAAAACACGAAGTCCAGGCGGCCATCCGGCACCATCGGGAGCGTGCTGGCATCCTCGACCACGTTGTCCGGCGCCATGTCGATGCCGAACAGTTCGGTGTCTTTCTTGTTGTCGACGCCGATGAAGTGCGGGAAGGCTTTCGCCGGCCCGCATCCAACGTCCAGGCCCGTGCCACGGGTGTACTGAACGATGTCGTACTTCACCTTGGCGGCCTCATTCCCTTCCGGGTCAGAGGCCCGCCAAATCATGCGGCACCGCCAAGCTGGGCGGCGAGCTGGTCATCGACCGGCGCGGGTTCGACCTTGTGGGCCTTGCCCTTGGGCGGCTTTGCAGGTGCAGCGACAGGCGCAGCGGGCGCAGCAGCGGCCGGATCAATCCATTCAGCGCCGTTCGCGCCGAAGAACTTGCCGTCCTGCTGGAAAGCGCGGCCCTGATCGTCATTGAAGATCGTCGCGTAGTTGCGGGTCGTGTCCAGCTTCGCCATTACTTGCCTCCCACGCGGGACTCGTCGGCGTAGCACTGCTCCATCGGGTCGGAGCCGGTGGCGCCGGTAATGCTGCCGAGGCTGTTGGTGGCATCCAGGCCGAGGCCATTGCCATCCAGCTCGGTGGCGTAGCCGGTCATGCCGGTGGTGGTGCCGCGATCAGGAACGGGCTTGGTGTCGCCCATGACGACTCCGGTTCCATCGGGCTTGTAGTTTGCGTCGGACATAGTGTTCTCCGGGTGATTATTGCGAGGGATTGTCTTCGCGCCAGTAGTCGATGTAGCACTCCAGCACAGCGCGCAGGTTCTTGATGCCGTCTTCGGATGCAACGTGATCCACGGCGGTGGAAATGCAGGCCACGACCGCAATCAGCGGGTCCGCGCCTTCTTCGGCGATCAGATCAAGGATGGCTTCCTTGAGATCGAGCGCATCGTCGGCCAGGCTATCGAGCTGCTTGGCTTCAAACGGCAGAATGGTCGCGCTCATGTTGGTCTCCACGTATCGATGCAGTCGATAGGGTGCAGGCCTTCGCCAGCGCGGGTCAACAGCGTTTTAGCGCTCCCAGCCTTGCGGGCGTTTCAGGAAGCCGCCACGGTCGAACATATTGCCGACATAGTTCTCGCCATCGTCATTGTTTTGCGGCAGATAGCTGGGCGCTTCGTCCGGGTCCGGCAGCGTGGTGAAGCCACGGGCCAGATCGGCGATCACCAAGCGGTTGCCGTCGCCGGTGCCGCCTTTCAGGCCCTCGTTGGAATTGCGCAGGCCTTCGCCGCTATTCAGTTCACTGTTCTCGATAGTCATGATCGACTCCTTGAGTAGACGTGAAAAAAACGCCCAGCCGAAGCCGGGCGTTCTCGTCATGCACTGATTAGGATGCGGAATCCCAGCGCACGATGCGGGCTTGGGAAGGTTGCGTTTGGACAATTCCCATGCCTCCAAGGTAATACCAGGCCACGCCACGCGCACGGCCGTAATCCTGCGGAATCATGCCGCGCATTTCTTCCGGGATGACGATGCCTTCCGCGACCGTGTCCGCGCCGAAGAAGTAAGCCCAGTTCGACTTACCATTCGACCACGCTGCTTTCGCAATGTTGGTCTGCTCGACGAAGCGAACCGATTCATAACGGCCCAGCTCACCGTTGAGAATCATCTGGAAGCCTTGGTCCACGTACTGGTGAACAGCTTCGAGGTCATTCTTCAACTGGCGGAAGGTCGTCGGATGCGCCAGAGCGATGTAGTCGTCGGACATATAGGGCGGGATATTCCGCTCTTTCATGATGTCGACAATCGCTTTGACGTGGTTCTTGCCGAGGCTGACATTGTTAATGCCAGGCGCGGTGCCGTTGGTCGACAGCGCCACCGAGTCGGTGGCAGTGCCGCCGGTCGGGGTCACGCGCAGCGGGGTCAGGCGGAACTGCGCTTCGGCCATGATATCGAAGGCCTTCTTCGCGTCGTTCTTGAGCACCTTGCTGATGATTTCCTTGACGGGTTGCTCCGACAGGTCATCCAGTTTGCTCGTGAACGGAACGCTATTCCCGGCCTCGGTAATGGTCATCGTGCCCTGCGTGATGACGAAGTTGGTGGTGGGCATAGCGGTGCCCTCGGTCAGGGTGGTGCCCTGGGTCGTCACATCGCTGTAGACGTTCCAGTGGTACGCATCGCCCATGCCCTTGCCTTGCACAGCCGCGTCTTTTACATCGGCGAACTGGCGAAACTTGGTCAGGGGCTGCACCGACATACGCAGAACCTTCGAGAGGTTCGGCGACCACATATAGCCGCCGAGGGAATTGGTCAACCAGACTTGTCCAGCCATTTTGATACTCCTAAGTTGTTAAAGAAAAGATGGGGTGGTTAAAACCACTCAGCCGCCGGCGCGCGCAGCCCGCATTTGGGCAATGATGTCGCTCGGTGATTCGGGCTGGGGTTCGGAGGTAGTGGTCTTCGTAGTAATGGACACGACGTTGTCGATGCCACTCTTACGTTCCAGCTTCGCTTCGCGCTTGGAAGTGGTCGGCGGGGCAGGATCGGTTTGACGGCCTTGTGCTGCAGGCTGATTCCAGCCGAACTTGTTGGCGAACTCCTGGCTCACGGTGTCCAGCGCGCTAAAGAAGTCCGAACCATCGGACTCTCGGATGCGTTGGATTTTGGCGAGCGCAAGCGCCTCCATATCGGGGTCTGCGTACAGTTGCGGATAGTCGGCGCGATTCTTAGCCAATGCACTTTCTACAGCGAGCTTCTGCTGCACATGCTGCGCCACGGCGTTGCTGATTTCGTTGATGTCCAGGGTGGGCTGCGCCGGTTGTACCGGGGCTTGCCGTCCTGCTGTCAACTCCTGCAGCTTTGCCAGGGCGTTATCCTCGTCGCCTTCAAACAAGGCTTTGAGGAATTCCTTGCCAGTCTCCGCAGTGGGAGCGCTGACGGGGTTGGGTTGCGGCGCTGGGGCGACCTGCTGCTGCAGTTGCTGGGCCTGTTGGGCCTCCAGCAAGCGCTGCGCGGCAGTCTCCTGCGCTTCGCGGAGTAGGCGCGTGGCTTCGGCCAGGCGCTTATCCGCAGACGAATTCTTTTGGTACTGACGGACCACGTCATCGAGCGGCACGTCCTGCTCCACGCCATCCACCTTGATCTTGACCATGCTCGGCGCGGGGGCCGGGGTCTCGACGGCGGCGAGCTGGGCGGCAAGCTGGTCCGGCTCGGGCGTGGCGGCGATGGCCGGCGCGGGCGCGGGTTCTGGCTCGGGGTCGGCTTCCAGGTTGTAGCCGTTTTGCGCGGCCAGTTCAGCGGTGTGGCGGTTTTCAATTTCTTCGAGCATCAGTTCGCGTGCGGTCTTCTGCTTGGCGACGACATCCTCGACGGGGAGTTGCACGTCCTGTTGCACGTCCTGTTGGATAGCGCTTTGGTCTGGGGGCATTACTAGCTCCTGAAATGACAATGCCCGCGAGTGCGGGCATAAAAAAAGCCCGCGAGTGCGGGCTGAATGCTGAATTGGGGGGGGGTGCTACCGGACGATCTTGACTTCGGCCTCGGTCACGATCCAGACGCGAGCGCCACAGGACAGTGGCTTATCCGGGTTATAGACCAGTCGGCTCGGCCCGAGGATGTCGATCTCGTGCGCGTAGGTGTTGTCTTTATAGGTCTTGATGGTCAGGACCGGATCGTCGGCGCCGGTCTTGCGGTTCGATGCAATCACA